GAAGGCCTGCGCTTGAGTGACGCCCCCTTTTGCGATATGGCGAAGATTGTTAAGGCTATCGACTAGAATTAGATTGGCGATCATGTTGCTACTCTCTTGGTTATGCGCGGTATTGCGCGGGTTACGTATGATTAGACAATGGGGGCGGGGGGATAGTTCCGTGATTTTTTAAAATATTTAGTGGTATTTTCGCAACCGTATTAATTAATACGGTGTTGCGTGGACGCGACAGGGGGGAATCGGGCAGAGTCGGCCCCCACCGGTACCCGACCCCCCGAGCCAAAAGAGGAGTCCCACGATCTGACTGCTCCTCTCAAACTTGCACAAATCACTACACTCTTTCAAAGTTCCCTAACATAAACATCGTTAATTACAATTTTACCTGACACGACCCCCACCCCCCTCATATATAAAACCCCCCCGGTTGTCTTTTTGGTACCATGCGGTTCTAATCTATACATGCAAAATGTACTGATACCTGAGATAGACGATAACGTGCCGCTGCCCGCAAACGCGGCAGATGCTCTGCCAGACCTCACCCCCGAGGCTGAAGTTGAGATGCGAGCCAGAACTATTAGGCTTGTGTCCGATCTGACCGGTATCCCACTGCTTCCTAACGAGGAAGACATGGAGCAGGCAAAGGATCTTGCTCGTGCTCAGTTGCAAAACCCGCATACACGGATTGATTACAGCAAGTACCCAAACGAAACAGTCGCCATGCTTGCAGGTATGGCTGCTAGATATAACCACATGATTGTGGATGACCTTGCTGAATTGAAAATGTACGTGATAAATCGCCTGTTTGAAGAGGCAGAACGTGCCGACAGCAGCAAAACTCGTATACAAGCCCTGACTAAACTTGGTGAAGTAGACGGTATCGACGCATTTAAGAAACGCAGCGAGGTCACACATATCGTCAAGCCCATCGAAGAGGTCGAAAAAGAACTTCTTCAGGTGCTAGAAGGCATTGAATATCGAGTCGTGGACGAAAATGCAGTTAAATCTGACCAAATCTGACATCCAGCGCATCAAAACTGCGTTGCCAACGATGCCGGACAAAGAGAAACGGCAGGTTGCGGAACTTTTGAAGACTTATCAAAGTCAACTAACCCAGCAGTTAGGCAAAGATCACTTCTTAGACTTCATCCAGCACGTGTATCCGGGCTACAAAGTAGGCCCACATCATAAACATTTGGCTGAAATCTTTGAAGATATTGCCCTTGGTAAGAAAAAACGGGTCATCGTCAACATTGCCCCGCGTCACGGCAAGTCAGAGATGATTTCTTATCTGGCTCCTGCGTGGTTTCTAGGCAAATTTCCGCAGAAAAAGGTCATCATGGCCTCTCACACTGCAGATCTATCCATCAATTTTGGTCGGCGCGTACGTAATCTTGTAGGGTCAGACCTTTATAGAAACGTTTTTCCGACTGTTGAACTTCAGGCTGATAGTAAAAGTGCTTCTCGTTGGGGTACTAACTTTAATGGTGAATATTTTGCTATTGGCGTGGGCGGTGCTCTTGCTGGCCGTGGTGCCGATCTCTTTATTATTGATGATCCTCACTCTGAACAGGAGGCTAAGCAGGGAAGGCCCGACGTGTTTGAGCCAGCATGGGAGTGGTTCCAGTCCGGCCCAGTCCAGAGATTGATGCCGGGCGGCGCGATCATCGTCGTGATGACTCGTTGGTCGAAAATGGATCTTACCGGCAAGATCATTGACCACATGACGAAGAATGACGACGCCGACCAGTGGGAATTAGTAGAATTCCCTGCAATTTTGAACGAAAAACCCCTCTGGCCCGAGTTTTGGACAATTGATGAGTTACTAGCCAAGAAAGCCAGCATGGATGTGCGGTACTGGCAGGCCCAGTACATGCAGGAGCCTACTTCGGAAGAAGGGGCGCTGTTAAAACGTGAGTGGTGGCAGGTCTGGGAAAAGGAAAATCCGCCAAGATGTGAACACATCATTATGACGCTAGATACGGCGCAGGAGAAAACAAACCGAGCCGACTATAACGCCTTATTAACGTGGGGTGTTTTTAAAAACGACGACACCCAGAACTACAACATTATCTTGCTTAACTCCATCAAGCAGCGCCTTGAGTTCCCCGAGTTAAAGGCTATGGTGTTGGAAGAGTATAAAGAGTGGAATCCTGACACTTTTATCGTCGAGAAAAAGTCTAACGGGGCGGCGCTTTATCAGGAGATGCGGCGGATGGGAGTGCCAATTTCAGAGTTCACGCCGGGTAAAGGACAGGACAAGATCAGCCGCGTAAACGCCGTGTCAGATCTCTTTGCTGCGGGTATAGTCTGGATACCTGACCGTAGATGGGCTTGGGAGGTGGTTGAGGAGTGTAACGACTTCCCCGCTGGTACCCACGACGACTTGGTGGACGCGACCACACTTGCCTTAATGCGGTTCAGACAAGGCGGGTTCATTAGGCTTCCTTCAGATGAGCCAGAACCAAAACGATGGTTTAAGAACCGCAGAGCAGCGGGATTTTATTAGGAGAATTTAAATGGCCGTCGATAAAAGTTTGATGGAGGCTCCCCAAGGTATCGCGGCTATTGCCGTTGAGATGGAGCCGATTGAGATCGAGATTGAGATTCCCTCAGAAACAGATGAGGCTGTAGTTGATCTCATTAAAGATGAGCCTCGTGCGGAAGAGTTTGACGCTAACCTCGCAGACTTCATGAGCGAGAGCGAACTAGGCTCCCTTGCTGGCGAGTTGATTGGACAGTACGAACAAGATCTTTCAAGCCGCAAAGACTGGCTCGACACTTACGTCAAGGGTTTGAAGATCCTTGGTATTAGGTACGAAGAGCGCACTGAACCGTGGCCGGGCGCGTGTGGTGTGTTCCACCCCCTCTTGATGGAGTCGGCGGTTAAGTTCCAGTCCGAGACCATCATGGAGACTTTTCCGGCTATGGGGCCGGTTAAAACTAAAATTATCGGTAAAGAGACTATTGAGAAGAAAGCCGCTGCTATTCGTGTCGCAGACGACATGAATTACCAATTAACTGAGGTGATGAAGGAGTATCGCCCCGAGCATGAGCGGATGTTGCTCAGCATGGCCTTGGCAGGTAATGCGTTCAAGAAGGTGTATTTCGACCCGAGCCTCGACCGTCAGACGGCTGTTTATATTCCTGCTGAAGACATGGTGGTGCCGTACGGCGCAGCAAACCTTGAGACAGCAGAGCGTGTTACGCATCGTATGCGTAAAACAAAAAACGAATTGGCTAAGTTGCAATACGCAGGGTTCTATCGTGATGTGGATCTAGGTGATCCGGTTCGTACGATGGACGAGGTGGAGAAGCAAAAGGCTGAGGATCAGGGGTTCTCAGCGTCTATGGATGATCGGTTTCAGTTGCTTGAGATGCACGTAAACATTGACCTACCGGGTTATTCCGATGTCGATAAGGACAATAACGAGACAGGGATCGCACTGCCCTACGTGGTGACGATTGAGAAAGGGACGGGAACGGTTCTGGCGATACGCCGCAATTGGCGAGAAGATGACGAACTTAAACAAAAGCGACAGCACTTTGTGCATTACGGGTATATCCCCGGCTTTGGCTTTTATTATTTCGGACTTATCCACCTTATCGGTGGTCACTCTAAAGCGGCAACCTCCCTCCTTCGCCAACTTGTCGATGCCGGAACTCTTAGCAATCTTCCGGGTGGTCTCAAATCACGCGGTCTGCGTATCAAGGGAGACGATACACCCATCGCTCCGGGCGAGTGGCGAGACGTAGACGTACCCTCTGGCGCGGTGCGGGACAACATTCTGCCCCTGCCGTATAAAGAGCCTAGTCAGACTCTTTCGATGTTGCTCGATAAAATCATCGAGGAAGGACGCCGTTTTGCTGCCGTTTCTGATCTCAAGATCAGCGACATGTCTAGCCAAGCCCCTGTTGGCACCACACTTGCCATTTTGGAGCGTGTCCTTAAAGTAATGTCTGCAGTGCAAGCGCGTATTTACTACGCGATGAAGCAGGAGTTCAAACTTCTTGCGGGCATCATTAGAGACAATACCCCGGATGAGTATTCGTACGAGCCTGAAGTTGGTAAGGCTACTGCCAAGAAGTCTGACTATGACAACGTTGATGTAATCCCGGTATCTGACCCCAACGCGGCCACCATGAGTCAGAAGGTGGTGCAGTATCAGGCCGTGATGCAGTTGGCTCAGCAAGCCCCGCAGTTGTACAACATGCCGTACCTACACCGGCAGATGATCGAAGTACTGGGCGTTAGAAATGCTGAGAAATTAGTTCCGATGCCTGATGACCAGAAGCCCCGCGATCCGGTCACTGAAAATATGGATTCGGTAGTAGGTAAGCCCCTCAAAGCGTTCATGTACCAAGACCATGAAGCGCATATCAAGGTTCATACCGCGTTTATACAAGACCCGAAGATGGCGCAGATGATCGGTCAGAATCCGCAGGCGCAACAGATTACCGGCGCTCTTCAAGCGCACTTGATGGAGCATTTAGGGTTCCAGTACCGCCGAGAAATTGAGAAGCAGTTGGGCGTTGCGTTGCCGCCGCTGCCTGTAGATGAGACGAGCGAATACGATTTGCCGCCTGATATCGAGGTCAAGATTTCTCAAGTTTCTGCTCTCGCCGCTGATAAATTGCTGCAGAAAGACCAAGCCGAAGCCCAGCAGCAACAGGCCCAGCAACAGGCTCAAGACCCGCTTATTCAGATGCAGCAGATGGACTTGCAGATTAAGCAGATGCAGGCTCAAACCAAGCAGATGCAAGTGCAGATGGAAGCACAGGCAAAACAAGAAGAACTCCGTCTTCGACAGCAGAAAGACCTGCTTGATGCTGCAGCAAAAGAGGACGAACTTCGGTTGCGCGAGGCTGAAATCTCCGGTCGGCAACAACTTGATGCGGCCCGTCTCGGCGCAGAGATCGAGAAGCACAAGGCTCAAGAGCAGAACCGGCAGCAACTTGAAGGTACGAAACTTGGTGTTGAAATTGCTAAGAACAGAGAAGCCGCTATGCGGGCGGTTCAAAATCCGCCGAGAGGCGCAAAGGAGGAGTAAATGGGTTATTCAAACGCTCTGGAATACTTGGACACAAAACTCCAAGACGAGCGCACTTTAATTGTTGAAACCCTAACTCAGGGCAAACTGAACGAAGGGGAATACAAACGACTTTGCGGGGCGTTACAGGGTCTCGACCTCGCACGCAATCACATTAAAGACCTTGCAAAACGACTGGAGGAAGAGTGAGTAACATAAACGTAGAGAAGACACAGGAAGAGGCTCAGAAGGCCAAACTCCTGCCAGAGCCGAAAGGCTATCGGATGCTGTGTGCAGTACCGCATGTGGAAGAAGAGTATGACGGTGGCATCATCAAGGCAGAGGACACCAAGCGAGTTGAAGAGCAGACCACTGTGGTCTTGTTCGTCATCAAAATGGGCGACCTTTGTTATGCAGATAAGGATCGATTCCCCACCGGCCCTTGGTGTAAGGAAGGCGATTTTGTCCTTACCCGTCCCTACTCCGGTACCCGCGTGGTTATCCACGGTCGGGAGTTCCGCATCATTAACGACGATACGGTCGAAGCGGTGGTTGAAGACCCCCGTGGAATCCGCAGAGCATGAGGTAAAACGTAATGGCTATTGAACGCGAAGAGTATAAATTTCCTGACGAGGTTGAGACTGAAAAGTCTCAATTAAATCAAGAAGATAGCAGCAATATTGAAATTGAAATTGAAGACGATACTCCTCCAGAGGACAGGGGCCGTAAGCCACTACCTAAAAATTTAGTAGAGGAGTTGGAAAACGACGACCTTGAGGAGTATTCCGACAAGGTTAAGAAGCGCCTCTCTCAAATGAAGAAAGTCTGGCACGACGAGCGCCGGGAAAAGGAACGTGCTCAACGGGAAAAAGATGAGGCTTTGCGCTTTGCTCAGGCCCGTGAACAGGAAGTTAAGCACCTTAAACAACGTATTGGCCGCAATGAACATGCCTTTATTAAAGAGGCCGAAAGGTCTGCTAATACTGATTTGACCGTGGCTAAGGAGAAACTTAAACAGGCTTATGACTCTGGCGATAGTGAGCAAATTACGAATGCTCAAGAGGCGTTAACCGATGCCAAACTTAAATTGCAAAACATCGCCCGAGTAAAACCCGCTTTACAACAGGAAGAAGAAAGAGTAGAAACAGCAGAACAGGTACAAACACCAAATTCTGTTCCTGAGTCACTGCCGGATCCGAAAGCCGTGGCTTGGCGCGAAAAGAACGATTGGTTTGGTGCGGATGAGGAAATGACTGCCCTCGCGCTTGGCCTGCACGAAAAATTAGTCCGGTCTGGTGTAGATCCTCGTTCCGACGAGTATTACCGCCGAGTCGATGAGACTATGAGGAAGCGCTTCCCCGAGGCATTTGACGATGCCGAAGAGGAAGAAAGACCTCAAACGAAGCAGGCCCAAAAACCTGCTCGCACAAAACCAGCCAGTGTAGTGGCTCCAGTTACGCGGAATACCGCGCCGCGTCAGGTACGCCTGACACCGACTCAAGTTGCGATTGCCAAGAAACTTGGTATTAGCAATCAAGAGTACGCAAAAGCAATGATTGAAATGGAGAATTCAAATGGCTGATAACAGACTCGCACGAGAAGTCGAGAATAGAGAATCGATGCAGCGCACCAAAACTTGGACGCCCCCTCAGACGCTTCCGGCACCAACGCCGCAGCCGGGGTGGGTGTTTAGGTATATTCGGACTAGTATTATGGGAACTGCTGACCCATCGAATACCTCCGCAAAACTCCGTGAGGGTTGGGAGCCTGTAAAGGCCGAAGACCACCCGGAGTTAATGCATATGACCGATCCTAATTCCAAATTTAAAGGGAATGTTGAGATCGGTGGTTTGTTGTTGTGTAAGGCTCCGGTTGAGTTGATGCAGCAGCGTGACGATTATTACGCGCAGCAGGCAAAGGCCCAGTTGCAGTCGGTGGACAACAACTTTATGAGGCTGAACGATGAGCGTATGCCCCTCTTCAGTGAGAAGAAGACTTCGATCTCGTTTGGCAAAGGCAAATAACTTATTTTGGAGTAATCAATGGCATATCCTACTGTTGACAAGCCGTATGGCTTAATGCCGATCAACCTGATCGGCGGGCAGGTGTTTGCCGGTTCGTCCCGTCAGCGTCGTATCGACTCCAGTGCGTCAAGCATTGGTTTTGGTGACCCGCTGAAATTCGCATCGGATGGCACCGTTGTTGTGTGTACGGA